GGAAGAAGAAAAAGGAAGATAGAGAGGCATATTCTGAAGTATTAGTTAACTTAATGGAACAATACATAGAACAATGATACACTATCCACATCCGCACAACGAACACCACCACAATGAAAATATTAATCATTGGTGGGCTTATGAAACTAACAGATACTTACAAGATAGATTAAGAAACTTAGTAGTAAGAGCAAATTGGAACAAGAGAATTATCTGTAGAATACATTTATCACCTAATGATTTAGAAATACATCGCCACAGGTTTGATAAATTTATTTCACAATTAGAAAACATTCAGAAGCAATTAAAAACAATTGCAATGCAATACAATGAACAAAGAATGAAACAATTAAAAACTATATTTACAAAAATTAGAAACTATGAAAATTAAAGAATTAGCACAAAAATATAAACTATCTAAAGATGATTTTTGGGAGTTAAAAAGAGGTACAAGAAGTATGTGGATTATTACACACGATGCTTGTGAGAAAATTGCAGCACAAGAAAATATACAATTTGGCGCACCTACAATTTATAGAGATAGCAACAAAGATGTCGCAATAGTAGGAGATGCAAAACGTGGAAACAAAGTTATTTGGAGTACAGGTGAAGCATCACCAAACAACTGCAAAGCGCCATACCCTTTTGCAATGGCCGAAAAGCGTTTAAAAGATAGATTAATACTAAAATTAATTAATGCTTATGAGTATGGTATTTACTCAGATTCAGAAGCGGATAACTTTAAAAAGCAATGATAGTAACAGAAACACAAGTAATTATACTAATCTTAGTAGTATTTTTACTCGGCTATGTAATAGGACATTACACAAGTACTAAATAATTTAAACTATATATTATGAAAAAGAATCACTTAAGCTACTCGGCATTGTGCCAGTTTAAGAAATCTCCTAATCATTTACTTGCTTATTGGAATAAAGAATTAAAAACTACTGATGCAATGCAGTTTGGTAGTTTAATTCATAAAATGTTATTAGAACCAGATACATTTACTAAAGAGTTTGCAGTTTTTGAAGGTGCAAGAAGAGCTGGTAAACAATGGATGGAGTTCAAAGAACAAAACGAAGGTAAAATACTAATTAAACAACAAGAATTAGATGATGCAAACAAAATAATTAACAATGCTATGCTACATCCAGTACTTACTGAAATGATGCAAAATAAAATAGAATCTGAAGTTAATTTAGAATGGCAACATAAAGAAGTTAATTTTAAGGGTTTTGCAGACCTTTTAACAACGTTTAATGGCAAGAAGTGTATAGTAGATATAAAAACTACTAATGATGCTGGAAAACGCTTTGAACGTGATTTATACTATAATGATTATAAAATGCAGTTAGCAATGTATCAAGACCAATATGATAAAGATACAGATGTTTACATTGTAGCAATAGAAACTACAACACCATTTAATGTACAAGTATATAAATTAGATGATAGTTTATTATTTAAAGGTTGGATGGATTATGATTATTATACAGATAAGTTTAAAGAATGGAATGGTGAACCACAAGGTTACACTAATGATATAGTAGAAGTAAAAACAGAAATAGAAGAAATAATATAAACAATAAAAACAAATAACAATGAATAAAAAAGAAGAAACAATATATTGTGGAAGTGGTAAAGTTATGAATGAGAAATGGTTAAAAGTAACTATTAATCCAAGTAAATTAGCTGATTACATACAAGAGTATAATGGCAATAAATTCATCAAACTAAATATTAATATAAAAGATGAAGCTGATAAATATGGTAAAGATGTAAGTATTAGTGTAGATACTTGGAAGCCAGAACCACAATCTGAAGAGAGTAATAATTCAAACGATTTACCCTTTTAAGTTTTATGAAGCAATCAAAAATCTTAACAGCATTGGGTTTGAGTTCGTCGGATATACAAAATATGTTGATGAACGGATACACATTGCCAGAGATAGCAAAAAAGTATAAAATAAGTTATCTTTCATTGATACAAGCATATAAAATACAAAAGAAAGATTACAAGTATATTGATTTTAAACAACCAAAAAAAAAAGTGAAGGGTATAAAAAACGTATCCTTCACATTTGATAAATTATATACAGAAGAATCACTTAATAAAAATGAATTATTAGCATATTATAAATACGAACAAAAAAATAAAGCATATTATGAAACAAATTAAAATAAAAAAAGAAGTAGACATTAATAAATTTTCTACACAAGAACAACTTCAAATAGTAACACAACTTTTTCAAAAATACACAAAAGAAGTACAACCAAAAGTTGATTTTTATGATACAGTAACAAAAAGTGATGAATGGATGGAAATGAGTGAAGTAGCTAAATTATTAAATTATAAAAAATATGGTAGAAATAAGATTTTTAATATTTTAAGAGAAAATAAAATCCTTAGAAAAAACAATCAACCATATCAAGAATATGTAGATAGAGGTTGTTTTAAATTAATAGAGCAAGTATATACAACTACTTATGGTGATACAAGAATATCTTATAAAACTGTTATTAGCCAAAAAGGATTAGATTATATTAAAAAAGTTATAGATAATATATAATGATAGCAAAAACACACATAAAAGAAATAAATGCACTTCATTCTAATATTGAAGGTAAATTAAAATCAACTGTAAAAGATGCAATAAAACTTGGTGAATTACTTACAAATGTAAAGCAAGAATTGCCACATGGTACTTTTTTAAATTGGATAAATGATAATTGTAATTTTAGCCGCCAAACAAGTCATAGATATATGTCTTTGTTTCAATATAAAAGCAAATGTATCACAATGAAACATTTGCCAGAAGCATACAAACAAATACAATATTTAGAACAAGAGAAGAAAAAAACAGAAACACAAAAAGCATTTCAAAGAGTACAACAGTTTAAATCAACTGGAATAAAACCTGAAGGATGGAGAAGAATGACAGATGATAAATTATATAAAGAAGAAATAGAAAGAGATAAAAGAATAGAAGAAAATAGAAAAAGAATTAATAAAATAGATAATGAAAAAAAATCTTCAAGCAATATGTTTGATGATTTATTAAATAATGTTATTGAAAAAAGTAAAAAAGTCAATTCATTCAAAGATTCAATAAGGTTATCTTTTGAAGGTAAAAATGATTCTTTTATTGATGCTTTGATAGATTATTTAGATAGTTTAAATGATGATAATAGAAGAATAGAGGTTTGTCACAATGTAATTAAAGTTGCAAAAAATATTGCAAAAGAATTACAAAGAAAAGTATATTTAGATTCACAAAACAATCAAAATATATAATTATGAAAGAATTACCATACTTTAAATTTTATCCAAATCAATGGATAACAGGCTCAATATCATTTATGGACTTAGATGTTCAAGGTGCATTTATGAAAGTTTGTTGCTACTACTGGAGTAAAGAATGTAATGTAACAAGAAAGCAAATTAAAACATTAATACCAAAACAATGGAGTGCATTAGTAGATGCTGAGTTGTTTAAGATAGAAAATGAAGTTATTAGTATTAAATGGCTAGATGAGCAATATCAAGAAAGATTAAAAGAACATAAGAGAAATGTTTTAAATGGTCGAAAGGGTGGGTTAAGCAGAGCTAAAGCATTAAGAAAAGAAGAGATAAGAAAAGATAAATATGCAAATGATAATTTACTAAAAGTAAACGATGAAGTGCAAAAACTTCTTGACCAATGATATTAGAAGATAAAGCAACTATACCATATTTAAAAGCATTTAAAGAAGGCAAAATTAAAAAAGGTATTGGCATTGGTTGTTTATTAGATGATTATTTTCTTTATAAGAATGGTAACTTTAATATGTTTCTTGGTTTAGATAATGTTGGTAAAACTAATTTTATATTATGGTACTTAACTGCACTAAGTAAATTACACGGTAAGAAATGGTGTGTTTGGAGTGGAGAAAACAATGCTGGACAGTTAAAGCGTGATATTATACAAATGTGGACTGGTCAAGCTATTAAAGATTTAAACGAATATTTATTTTATCACGAAGAAATAAGTAAGTATTTTAAATTTATCGATAATAGAAAATTATACAATCATAAAGAACTATTAGAAATATTTGATAAAGAAGATTGTGATGGAGCTTTAATTGATCCTTACACAGGTATTAACCACGATAGAAGAGTTTCACAATTTGAACGCAACTATCAAATATGCAATGATGTTAGAGAGTTTTGCAATAGAACAGGTAAAACAGTATTTATTGCAATGCACCCACAAACAGAAGCAGCAAGAAGAGTTTATCCACCAGATCATCAATTAAATGGACATATACAACCACCACGTAAAGCAGATTGTGAAGGTGGGCAAGTGTTTCCAAATAGAGTAGATAATTTTATTTGTTTACATAGATTAATATCACACGATAAACTTTGGATGATGACAGAGGTACACGTATATAAAATAAAAGATAAAGAAACAGGCGGTAAACCAACAATGTTAGGAGAGCCACTAAGGTTTGATTACAATAGTGGATTAGGCTTTGTTATTGGTGGTAATAACGTATTAAAACAAAAACAATGATACTTAATAAAATATATAATGAAGATTGTTTAGTTACAATGGGAAAAATGAATGATAATTTTGTTGATTTAATAATTACATCACCACCATATAACATAGGTAAATCAAGAATAAATGGCGGATTTAATTCTAAAACTTATGATAATTACAAGGATAATTTAAGTAAAGAAGATTATTTTAAAAAAACAAAAATTTGGATTGATGAAATGATTAGAGTTACAAAACATCACATATTTTATAATATTCAAGAAGTTACTGGTAATAAAGGTGTAATATCTTTCATTATGAATGAATATAAAGATAATATTAAAGAAGTATTTATTTGGACTAAAACAAATCCACCTTCAAGCATTGTTGAAACTATGTGTAGTTCTGGTTATGAATACATATTTTGTTTTAGTAAAGATAATCCAGAAAGTAGAAAATTTAATTATTGTAATTTTAATAATAGAAATGGTGATTATATGAAAAATGTAATTATAAAACCTGTAAATTCTGGTAAAGAAAACAAAGGACATTCTTTTGCTTTTGGTGATTGGTTACCAAATCATTTTATAAATTATTTTTCAAAAGAAGGTGATTTAATTTATGATTCATTTATGGGAACTGGAACAACTGCAAAATCAGCTCATATTTATAATAGAAATTGGATAGGTAGTGAAATATCAAAAAATTATGTTGATATAGCTGAAAAAAGACTAAAACCATATATTAATCAACAAACATTATTTTAAAACAAAAATAATGAAGATATTAAATTTATATGCCTGTTTAGGTGGTAACCGTTACAAGTGGGATGAAGTAACAGATGTAGAAATAACAGCTATAGAATTAGACCCAGAATGTGCAAGGTTATACCAAGAAAGGTTTCCAAATGACAAAGTAATAGTAGCAGATGCTCACCAGTATTTATTAGACCATTACAAAGAGTTTGATTTTATTTGGAGTAGTCCACCTTGCCCAACTCATAGCAGAGTTAGAATTAGTCAAAAAAATACTAATAATTTTATACCTAAATATCCTGATATGAATTTGTACGAAGAAATAATATTTTTAGATAATTATTTTAAAGGCAAATATGTAGTTGAAAATGTTATACCTTTTTATGAGCCATTAATTCCTGCTAAAAAAAGAGGCAGGCATTTATACTGGACTAATTTCAATTTACCTAATACATTAAGCAATAGGAAAGTTAAAATAAGTGCTGGAGTTAATGAAGTTAAAAAATTATGTGAATTTCACAATTATAATTTTTATAACTACAAAGGGAAGCAACTAACAAACAAAATTGCAAGAAACTTAGTTGACTATGAAGCTGGTAAAACTATATTAGAAACAGCAGTAGGAATAGTAAAAAAACAAAATGTAAATCAAACAGAATTATTTTAAAACAAAAACAATGAGATATAAATATGAAGAAATAGAAAAGTTTATGGAGTTTAAAACTTGGACTGATAAACAAAAAATAGATAAACTACTTGAGATTGATTGTAGTTTGTATGCACATCTTGGTACAGATTCTACAAAAGAAGAAAAAGATGATGTAAAAAGAAAAAGCAAAATTATATATAGATTAATTAAATCCATAGATAAAAAACTTGGTGATGAATTATTATATACAATGGATTTAAAAAGATGAATGATTTAGATTATACAATAACAAAGAACAAATTAGAAATATTACTTTTAAAAGCTCAAGAAGGTTTAAAGATAGGTAAAGTAACACAAACTAAATTAGAAGCTGTAGAAACGCTCCAAGACACGTTAAAATGTATGTTAGAGTTGAGGTATACAATTGATGAACTAAATAAAAAACAAACCTTGTTAACAATGCAAAACGTAAAAGCATACAAAGAAACAATAGAACTTAAGAAAAAATTTAATACTTTTAAAAAATGAATGTAATATTAACATTAATTATAATCACACATTTAATTAGCTTTATAACTGGATCAATAGTAACATATTTATTTTACAAGTGAAAAAGAAAAGAACTTTAAATGAGTACAGACAAACAAAAGACTCGCACTATATTAATCGCGATACTCCTATTGAACATAGTATTAATTTCTTGTGTAGATTATATCCTAATGATTCTGAGCTTGGAGCAATAATTAGAAAACACTTTCAAAAATTATAATGGTTAAAATAGCAATAACAATAATAGTTTGGGAGGTTTTTAAATCATTATATTACTATATATTAAATAAATTATGAGTTTAAACGCCAATCAAAAAGGTAAACGTTTTGAGCTAAGAATAGCAAAAGATTTAGCAAAGAAATTTGATACTAATATTAGAAGAACACCTAACAGCGGTGGCTTAAGTATTAAAGGTGATATTTTAACAACTTCTGGTATACTATCTGAATATAGCTGGGAGTGTAAGAACCAAGAGAAACTAAATATATGGAAAGCATTAGAACAAAGTAAAGGTGATGCAAGAGGTACATTAAAAACACCATTAGTTGTATTCACCAAGAACTTTGAGGATGATTATGTTGCTTTAAAATACAATGATTTTGTAAATATACTTCTTGAACTTGATGAATACAGAAGTAAATAATATACTACACATTTTAATAAGAGATGAAAAAACTTGGCTAAGTATGGCTGAGGAAATAACCAACAATAGTAAAATACCAGCAAAAGATTTACTACATGATTTTTATATAGCTTTACATAGCAAAATTGATAGTGGCAAAGTAAAAATTAATGATATTCTATATAACGATTCATTAAATAAAGCGTTTATATATAAGATGATGCACAATATATTTATTGACAACATAAGAGTAGATAAAGATTTACTAATTGATAAGGATTTAAAAAACATTTTAAAAGCAGATAACGAACCTTATGTAGATATAGAAAAAGTAGTTGATGATATAGTAGATGGTTTCTACTGGTTTGATAGAAAGCTATTCAATTTATATAGAAAAAAATTTCACAGCATAAGAAAACTATCCGCAGCAACTAATATATCACACGTAGTTGTATGGAGAACTATAAACAATTGTATTT